ATCGACTAACCGCGAACTAATCTGAAAATCGTCAACTTCCGAGTTATAAAAAATTTCATACTCGCCAGAACCTGCAAGAGCAGGTCTGGGGAGTACTACAAAAAGTAACCGGGAAGCAATAAGTACGTAACTTATAGCGTCTTTCAGACTAGCTCAAGGCTCAAACTTACCTAAAGAGGTAAGATACGACATCGACCATCGTATTTTAATCGGATTTATACTATCCCTAGTACATTTTAAAGTCTGTCGACTTAGTCAAGTATACCACATTAAACAGGGGGAGGTGTGGCATACTCATACAACACAGGAACATTTAGGAAAAACACCAAAGAGTGATCCGGTCCAGTCTGGAAATAAAAATCCGTTTTTTCATGCTCAGAGTCAGCAACTTCCGATTGAAAGTTAACAAACGATACTCCCAAAGTGTCAGTGGTTGTAGCAACATTGGTCAATCCTTGTGTACGCGAAATTGGTGCAGTATCTAACATAGTATAAATACTGTACATAGGACAATTGACACTAACACCTGTATTAGTTTTTTGATTCATTAATGACAGACCATAGTTACTCAATGAACGTTGAGCCATTTCTTTAGCTATCTTACTTCTACTCTGATCCATATTATACACATTGGCTGGATTAGAAGGACTATATGCTGCTGACGATAGTAAATTTCTACATCGCTTCACTTCGATAGATTTATATCTTATACTGTCACAATTAACTTTCCAAGTAATAGATCCTCGTTCTCCCAAAAAACATGATGAAATCAGGTGATATGGCGTTGTTGTAACAAAATTGAATGGTTGAGTTGTTGCTGCAACAGGTGCAGTGGCTTGATGTATACCTAAAGTATCAAATCCCCTATAGAGTGGTCTCCTATTTAAAAACATAGAAACATATTCAGAATTAGTTGCTACAACAACATCATTCATAGAATAACTAAAATTACATCGTTGTAGCATCTCCCGAAAAGATATTATTGACTCACCCATATACACAAAATTTACATTAGGATCAACACTAGAAGGTGCTCCCATAACAATCTCTTGAGCATCATCAAAATCACTTTGTACATTATAAAAATTGAGATCATTACTAATTTGTTTAGGTGCTGCAAATTCGATATTCTCTGCAGCTCTTACAAAAACCAATACACGTATATCAGCTGAAGATACTGGTGAAGTTTGTTCATTCATTACTCTGACTGTTAAAATACCATTAACACTATCACTAGTATCAGGAGGTAGAGCCAAAGTATCATAATAAGTAGCACTCAAACTATCAGGAACGTTTAAATATGACGTTCTTTGCATGTAAGGCACTCTCAAACTCACAGTAGTACTTTCATTTATGTCTTGTATATGATTAAAGACAGTTTGTGTATTAGAAGGTACAAACGCAACATCCCCAACTGGGTCCCACGAAAATCTCAATCTACCTTTATGATATTGCGAACAAATTATCTTAAAATCGAATATTATGTCACCACGCCAATATTCAAACATTCGAGATGGTATAAACATTGGTACTCCATTTATAAAATTTTGTGAAGTCCCAGCTGTTTTTGCAAACATAGTAGGAGACACATATGTATTCCACAATAATGCATTGGAGGAATCAGAAGCTTCCCAGGTGAAACCGGTTAAATAACTATTATGCATACAAAATTTAGATATTAATAGTGAATCCTTTGTTGGATCACCAATAGCCGTATTATCAATTGACAACTCATTCTTACTATCTAGAGTAAGTTTTTCTGTCACATCAGGTTGATCTGACGTTGCAAGACCATGAAATGGCAAGTCTTTAAAGGGTAGTATTCTTTCTAATACAGGCACCTTAGTATATCCAAAACTTGCAGCAACATCTGCTACAACCTGTGATGCCATAGATGTAGCCGTCATATAATCTCCTATTACAGGTACAGATTTTAACATACCAGTTGCACGTGCTGCAGCTGAAGCGATTTTAGATACAGGACCTGTGTATTCATCTTTATCTGTTTGTACCGCTAAATCGACTGTGAGACCACACAACTCTACATTCTCTGCCCACGCATACACATTAACACTTACATCCGATGATGAAATACCAACATTACTGAGTGCAGTTACTGTTGTAAAAGTCACTCTTCCCATCTTGGCTACATCCAAAGTACCTATTGTTCCATGTATAGGTAACCATTCAGTAATATTCAAATAAGGTAATGACATTTCAGCACCTTGATTTGTTTGTGGGAAAACCCAAGTATGTGGTCTTTGTGATAAAGGAATGGTAACAACACCAACTGCTCCATGATCTGCTGAATCTAACACAGTTTCAAGAGGAGTATACGATGCAAGAAAGGCTCCATAATAAAAAGGTGAAGCATTAACCATAATTTTAATTTTTAGATCACACCGAATAAAAGCATAATTATGTAACTTATATTGAATATTGGTTGATCTTAAAAATAAGGTCCAGGGATCAAATGTTGTCCCTACTCCTCCACCAACAGCCCAAGTAGTGTTATGTATATTAACTGGTCTACTAAGAAAATCTTTCAAATCTGAATCGGCTGTATTAGTTGGTTGGTACCACATTTTAGAAGTGGCTTCTAAGTCTGTATTCGAAACTTTCTCATCAACAAATTCAGTTGTAACCTGTTTTTCAACCACAGTATCCACATCTGATTGAACTACACACTCGCTTGGTACACATTGATAATAATTGTTATTAAGGCTGACAAAGCCTGTAGAGTTTTGACATGAGACTCCACAAAATCTCGACATATAATTAGAATTTGATAAATTCTCTTTTTGGTTTTGTATTTTGACATTAAACATAAAAATATTGACAAACTGTCCTGTACCTTTACCACACTATGTGGGCTTACAGTCATAGGCCCCACTCAATAATCTCTCACTACGAAATTGTGAAAACGATATAATTATTGATTCCGTACAGACACAAGTGCTACACTTGTGATTTCGACATTTACTTTTTAACATATAATTGAGGACGATACAATCATATTTTAGACAGACATAAAATGAACAAATAATCTGTGGATTAACACTTTCCGTCTTCAATTGTAAAATAATCCTTATAAATTTTACAATGACGTGAACTCTTGATGAATCCTGCTTTTAGTTCCTCATAATCGGGAAAGGTCGACTCTGTGACCCAATCCTCCCAATCAAGATCATGAACTAGTTTTTTAAACATCTTCATCTTCTTTAGATATATCTCTTTTCCATAGAAGAAATATTCTCTCAGTGCTGTTGATATTACATCGATTCCTTGAGCTTCTTCTGTTACCACTTTACTACGGTTCCAGACCATCAACATCTTTTCAATTGAATCATGATCCAAGGGTGCCAGCATACACCCTAAATCAGTATCAAATCTCCATTTTCTCTTAAGAAAAGAAGATTCATCTATGTGAATAAAAGGAACACTTTCTGCTTCTTTATCCGCCATAGTATAACCTATATCTAACTCAGCAAATTTGTTAGATATGTTCGTGTGATTGAACCAATCACACCCTTGAGCGACTGACATTATATTATCGTCACCATATGTCATTAAACTTACATTCTTCTTAAAAGTATGAACTTCAGAGTTCGGATTCAATAAATAATACACATAACGTACACGTAAACTATTAACTATACCGTTAAGAATAACTGTGAGAGGATTTCCTGATGGGTTTGAACCAAATAATTGCACAAGATCACCATTAAAATCAACCAACGCAAAGGCTGTATCTTCAGCAATACCACGAATAACTCGTATATCTTCCTCTGTATAATTACCCGATAATTTACAAAATTTTATGATAATATCAAAAGCTGCTAAAATTTCTTTAGGAGTCATTTTCTTATCAAACATTCTATAGTCACCTGCTATAATACGATCCAATCCATGTTTAACAATATAATCATATAATTCTTGCCATTCTAAAGACTGAGCTATAGTTCCTGGCCCGGCCTCAAAAGCTAATCTATTATTTTGCAACAATCTTGTAAATGATAATAAATATTTTCTAACAACAATAGTCCAATCAAATGTTGCTCCAGTAAAAACTCGGGTCTTACCAATTTTAGCTTTATTAAACGACACAGGCTCATCTTTCAAATGAGCACAAAAATTGGGATGTGCTTGTCTCCCACTCTTATAAGTTAATATAATCTCGTCAACTCTATCCATGATCTCATCATTGACGGCAACTGGATCTAACATTCCATTTCGTGGTGGACATGCATCCATAAAATATCTTTTAGATTTTTTCCAAGGATTTCCTGCGCTAGTATTTCTATTAATTTTATCAATATAAGCAACTTGAGCTCCATTAATAGTAGTAAAATTATCTAAAACCATCATCATATTGGATATATCATCAGTATTAATATTATCCATCACATCTTGGAAATATGACTCGACACATTTGTCAAGAATATCAGATCTAATAGTATTAATAGGTTTAACTAAATCCTTAGCTGCGATATGCCATGGAACCCAAGATCTCATCTCAGGTTTAGTGAATTTGATTTTATAACCTTCAGCTGTTAAATATTCACCCATAGGTGTTAACATTACACTAGACTTTGACTTACCACGAAAATCTGTAAATGATCCATAGATATGTACACTACCATCATTAATATAACGAAATACAGATTTTTTATGCAAATCGGTTATTTTACGTTCATTATCTTTGGCAGAAACTAATGTAAATTCTCCACTAGAGATATTAAAGTTATTCAACTTATCGTAGACTGTACGAACAAAATCTCCATCAAGATTTGTGGCATGAATAATCCCCGGTCTATAAGTGGATGCCAAAAAATGTAAACCAACTATTGTGTATCCATAACTACTATTAATAATTAGAGGCATACCACATTCTCCTTCAATTGTTTGATTTTCTGCTTTTCCCGTCCAGACACGATGTTTCGCATCTATGCCGTAAGTTGGAAAATTAAATTTCTTTTCTTTATCAAGTGAAATATTTTTTACTGTATTGTATGTAATTTCTCCATCATTAGTTCTACCAACATAACATCCATTAAATATACCATTTGCTTCACCTACTTGCATGTATTTAGTAATGTTCTTTTTTGGTGGTAACTCACGCAGAGTAAGAAAGGCTAAATCATGTCCAGGTATTCTATGAATATCATTCTCTGTTAAACTTAAATCTATATTAGAATTTACACCTATTTTAGAAGAAAATGTAACAGATAATTTTGCACAATTTTCAATGGGTAAGAAATTGTGATTATTAGTAATATAAATATGTCCTCCTAAAGCTAATAATCTACCTCTATTAGTCATACCACTTTCATACTTGCACTGAAAACGTGCCACATTATCAGATATCTTTTTACAAAAATCTGTAAATTCCATACTCTTGGATGAACTACTCTCACGAGTAAAATTGGCTGATGTCAAATCAATAGAATTATTATACCAAACATTCTCTCTTCCATTTAATTCAGCCACAGGAGTCTGACCTATCTCCTCAGATACATCACCTTGAGGTGATAAACGATTATATAATTTGTAAGCTATCAAAATAGAAGAAACTGCACCCCCAATTATTAAAAAATACTTAGGTTGTTTCATTCTATCTTTCATTTTATCTCCTAACTTAAGCCAATAATCAGAATCCATAGCTTTGAGTTTAACTTCGTTCCATTCAATACAAAATCTGGCATAATTACGATTAAAACTAGTATAATAATTATATGCCAATAATGCCAATTGTACATCATTACGATTTGCAACTCGATAAACCGTTGCACGTACAAATTTGGTAAAACACACAAAAATTAAATAGAATAAAGCGAAATAACCAAATCCCTCCATAAGTGTTTGAGGTGTATTTGAACACAGGGTGTCAGGTAAATTACAACATAGACACAAATCAATATTGATCATGTCTTGAGTACACTTTTGAATTCTATCCTGATCTCTATCAAATTTATCAATTGCTGATTTGTACCAGATTAATAATTCTTTCAAACCAAGATTTTTTGCTATATTGGTCATTTTAGCATATCTTTTACCATTCGCTATAGGAACTGGATCCACTCTATCAATATCAAATAACCACAAATCAGGATAAGGTTGATCCTCTGGCACCATTGAAGAATTCAACATACCTCGTTCATCTTTAAATTCATCTCGGACACGTGGTGTAATAACGAATGGCATTCGACGTTGTATAGCACTCGGTGTAGCCCAATGGTGAAAAGCATTTAAATTTTTAACATTAGTAGTTGCCACTACTAATTGACAGCGCACAGGTGTAGTACCTTTCAACTCAAGTGATGCTTGATCAGGACAAAAAGCTTGATTGTTCATCAATTGAATAATCATATTTAGTGATTTTGGATCATTCATACTTGGATCTTCACAAGCTATGTCATCCAAAATAACAGTATGTTGAGAGGTTAAGAAACCATCCCAATATTTAGCAGCAGGATTCACTGTATATCTAAATTCAGCTCCAGTGGGTAAACGTTTATATTTAGCATAGAACGCACATAAAATGCTTGTAATAGTAGTTTTACCAATACCAGAATCGCCAAAAATTAAAACGCCAAATGGAGCTTTACGATTCATTCTAGCAGCCGCTTTAGTATTCATATCATCACGCAACATTAACATACTATTCAATAACAATTTAACACTTTTAATATCTTCTTTATCCAATCTAAAACTATGTTTATCAATATTTTGCAATTTTTCAATTACATTATCTAAATCAGCTCTAAACTCTGATTCTGTAAAACCATTAGCTTCAGGATTTTGTAAAAGTAAACTTCTTCTTTGAATTTCTCGACACTTATCAAAAATCTTTACATAAGTACCACCCGAATGAAAGAGACAATTGATATCACCAGTGATATAAACCTGATAACCTCTTTCTAAAATAAATAGAATAGTATCACATAAGACATACACAAAATCTGTTTTCTTATAGAATTTCTTCTTTAAAGTAGCTTCCTGTAATTTAGTATAGCCAAATGTTTCAAAATTTAAACCAATTTTATCAAAAATAGATAAACTAAGCAAATAAAGACAACATTTATATATTTTCATTACAATTGGACTCTCACTCACATTTTTATAAGAATTAAGAAAGTCTCTTGAAGAAGAAAAAATATCAGTTTGAACAGAAAGATCTTCAAAGATACTTTTAACAAAAGGCATAACTTTAGTTTTCATTATCTTAAACATGGATAAACCAAATCTATTTTTAAGAAAAATAATAACTGCTCTATAAACAGTTTGAAAACGACTCATACCTTCTACATTCTCAGTACTCATTTTAACAAAAAAGATGATATCTTCAAGCAATTTGGGTAAAAAGTCATCGTCATGCTTCATATATTTATTAAATATTTTATGTATAAGGAAGTTACGTGTATAATCACCAGTAAAGAATCTATTAGTTTGAACTCTGACTCTTCCTAACTTAGTCTTCTTTGGTTTTCTCACATGTTGAACATAATAATGACATTTCAAAGGAGCAACCTTTTTCTTATGTTTACAATTAATTATCACTTTATCTGAAAAAATATTAAGTTTAAAAGATTTTCGACAAAAATAAAATCCACGTCCCAAATCACATGGGATATAACAAGATTGAACTCTAAATTCTAAATTACGCAGTGTTTTCTTATCAAAATTTTCTATTTCATTAAGAAAATTGAATTTCGTAATATACATTCTATATTCACGCTCAATGACTGCTTGTTTAATTTCTCTCCATAAAGCTAATCTTGTGATACCATGATTAAAAGTCACTTCGAAGAATGGTTCCTCAAGTTCAGGTACAGGATGAAATAAAGATGCGTGTGGCACTGATTCAATCAAGTAGAATAAATTGTTTCGCATGGTTAATGGGTCATTAGTGCTAGATCTTCGTTGCATACGAGTATACATATTATTCACTCCTATAACTGAATTAAGTTGATCATTTGAAATACATTTCTCAAAAACAGGACTCAACGGTATATCAGGAATATATCTGGGTAGAAAAGACAATATATGTAGATATAATTCATCACATAATTCGGTTAGTCTATTGCCAACAATATATTCTCTCTTGCATTCAAAATCAAGAGTAGTATATTGTCGTGGACTAATTTCATCAAAGAGACCATATTCTCTAAGTGATTCATTTTCAAAAATACCATAGAAATTGGTATCATTTAAAGGATCTTTGTAAAAAAATAATTCTACATCTAGATCAACATTTTCAAATTCAAGTTGCTCTTGAATTTCTTCATATTGGTACTCACCAACCGATTGCATATAAACATCGTTAAAAGATGCGATTATACCATCAACATCTTCTTCATCATCATCTCCAAAAATTCTTTGGACGGATTCATAATAATTCGAAAGTGGGGACATAGGTCCAGCACTTTCATAAAAAGTTTCTTCTCCATCAGGGAGGATAAGTATTGAGAGATTGTTAAAATCTCCTGGGGGGTTTTGTTTTTGTTCTGGTTTTAATTCTACCATAAGTAAAAAGAACAAACTATCAACAGCTTAACTGACTTATAGTCATAAGTCAAATCCATTCATTTAATGAAACTCGTATAGTTTCACTATTAACAATATTGAATAGCCTTGTACAAATTGCAGGTAATTTTCCTAATCAGAAAATAAAATTTAATGTAAATTTTATACACAAATAATATTTCCGTCATCGGGATCTTCAACATTTTGTAGGATCTATTTCGAATCGTCTAGAATCGAATCGCTGAAACACAAGTGCTACACTTGTGAGTTTGACGTTTTCTATATCAAGATCAATAGTAGGACGATAACTATTAATTTTATCGTGATTAGAAACGAATAAAACATATTCACTTATATAAATGAAATATAGAATATGTAATATGTAATATAAATTTTTATTTTGTTTTTATTGTTTTTTAAAATATAGCTTAATTAAGATAAAATTTATAATTAAGTAGAAGCTCCAAATATAAGGAGCAAAATATATAGCTGACCAACAGGGTCAGTAGAGACTACAAATAAAT